CTAGTAACCTCTTTAGGTACATCTGCCGGCGGTATGGATAAACTGATCGACAAAGTCGATGGTGCTGCGGACTCCATCTCTGGACTTATTACTAACACGGCATACCTAGCTAAAGAGCTTGGTAATTTATTTTCTAGTATCCCGGGTGCAGGTGTTTTAGAGGATGCCGGTAGAGCTCTTAAGAATTATCTCGGTAGGTTTTCGATCGGTGCTTTACGTCGAAATGTAGATATAGTTTTAGGCCGCCAAGGTGGTTTCCCTCAGGGTTTACCTGCGGATCTTAAGAATTTTCAGAACCAAACTGAGAAAACTAAGATGGACAAAGAGGCTCTTAAGCGTCAAAAAGAGCTCATCGCTTTACAGAAAAAAGCGCAATTAGCAGAGAAAAATAAACTTTCGTTATCAAAAGCAGCGGCCGTATTTGATACTACTCGTATCTCATTAGCCGCAGCTCTCAAGGCTACCTATGACAAAGAGACACGCCTGCGCCTCGAGGCCCTTATCGCCATCGAGGAAGATAACGGCGATTTAGCACTCAGGAAAATAGGCGAACTAGCCGCGCTACAAAAGAACGCAGATTTAGCCAAGTTAGCAGGCATTAAAGAAATCAGCGATGCAACGCTACTTTCAATCAACACGCAGTTACTCAATGAACTTACTGCTATCGATAAATCTAAAATGGCTGAGAGCGATAAAGAAATCGCACGTGAGGAAGCATTTAAGAAATATAACGCCGCCATTACTGCGGCTGGTCAATTAGCCTCAGCTGAGCAATATAGCGAGCGCGTACAGATCCAACTTACAGAAATTGCTCGTTTAGCTGCTATTAGTAGAACTACAAGTGCATCAAATACTGCAACTTTATTACGCGAGTCTGCCGAGTTATCAATGATAGACCGAGTAGCCAAGGCTCAAAAAGCCGCCGATGATGCTCGCCTAAAATCGCTACAAGATTACATAGCGCAATTAAACAGGATGCCAACCGTAGGAGGCTTAGGAGGCGGTCCGACAGGAGGCGGTCCGACAGGAGGCGGTCCGACAGGAGGCGGTCCGACAGGAGGCGGTCCGACAGGAAATAAACCTCTTGGTGGTAAAACGGCCTTTGAGTTAGAACAAGAAGCAGCACTAAAGAAGTTTTTTGAGGCAGAATTAGCAAGGCGAGCCGCTGAAAAAGCTGCTGCCGATGCTGCGGCTAAGGCTGCTGTTGAGGCTTTACAAGGTGTCGGACGAGGCATAACTGAAATTGGTATTGTTGGCGAAAAGATCGATTTTATACCTAAGGCAGAAGCTACCGCAGCTAACATCGCAGCTATTTTAGAATATGCAGATGCCGCTACTGCAAGAGCTAACGCTATTGCTACTTTATTAGAGTCGTCTAATATGCGAGATATGGAAATTTTGACCGCTCAGGCGCTCGGCAACCCACAATACGGTTTTCAATCTTTCCAATCCGCCGAGGCAAAAGCTTTAGTCGCAACAGGTAACGGAAGTGTAGGCGGAGGTATTGGAGCTTTTGATCGAGATATTAACATTACGGTAAATACTGGGGTGGGAGATCCTGAAGCTATTGCTCGAGCTATTGAAGATTTACTTAATCAATCGGGTTACAGAGGCACGACTACTAATCGCGGCTCCGGGAATTACTTAGTATCGTGAGTACTTGGCTCCCTGAGTGGAAAATAATCGTAGGCACGACTGAGTATACAAACGTGCTAAGCGTAAATATGGCAACTGGTCGCGATGATGTCGATCTACAATGCAACGCCGGCTACGCTCGTATGGAAATCGTAAACATAGATAACTCGGCTTTTGATGTAGACGTTACCGATAGCCTTACCCTAGAGCTTAAAAATAGCTCAGGAGTTTACGTGCCTGTTTTTGGCGGTACGGTATCCGATTTTGGTATCTCGGTACGCTCGCCTGAGGAAGTCGGCTTTATAACAATCGGTAACATTTTGGCTGTAGGATCCTTGGCTAAATTAACGAAAGCTTTGTTCCCGGATGCCTTGCCTAAAACTGAGGATGGCAATCAAATATACGACATACTCAATGAGCTACTTATTAACTCGTGGTTTGAGGTTGCTCCGGCTTTACAATGGCAGGATTACGACCCTACGACTACGTGGGCCGATGCAGAAAACGTAGGCCTTGGCGAGATCGATCAACCTGGACTCTACGAGATGATTTCTCGCTCCGCTGATCCGTTTAGCAGCTATAACCTATGCGCTCAGATAGCACAAAGCGCGCTCGGTAATATTTATGAGGACAAACAGGGACGAGTCTGTTACGCCGATGCCGATCACCGTACTGCCTATTTATCGGCTAACGGCTATACGACTATCTCGGCTAATTACGCTATCCCCTCGAGCGTGAAGTCAATCTTACAAATAGGCAAGATCCGTAACTCGCTCGTATTTAACTATGGTAATAATTACAATAATCAGGCAACGGCGATAGATACCGCCTCCGTCGCTAACTATGGGCGCTATCAGCGCAGCGTAAGTTCTAACCTGCATAACTTGTCAGATGTAAATGATGTAATGGATCGTGAGCTAGGGCTCCGGGCTATCCCACGTGAGCAGTTACAGGCAATTACCTTTAGATTAGATAATGCAGATTTACCGGATGCAGAGCGAAACAAGCTCATAAATGTATTTTTTGGTGAGCCTATTGTTATTAACGATTTACCTATAAATATGTTTAACGGATCTTTTAACGGCTTTTTAGAGGGCTTTGCTATTAGGGCCACGCCTCAGTTTGTCGATATAACGCTCACTTTGAGCCCCACAGATTTCTCATTGGTCGCGCCACAATGGGACACAGTAAGCCCGCCTAGCCTGATTTGGACAGGTGTAAACGCTACACTTGAGTGGGAAAACGCATTTGGAGGTTTGACATAATGGCAACAGTAACGCCTAATTTTAATTGGCCGGTACCTACATCGACCGACTTAGTAAAAGATGGAGCGACGGCTATCGAAGCCCTAGGCGACTCTATCGATGGATCGTTAGTCGATCTTAAAGGCGGCACTACGGGACAGGTATTGAGTAAAAATTCTAATACGGATATGGACTTTACGTGGGTAACAGATGCAGCCGGTGATATTACTGGCGTTACCGCAGGTACAGGTATTAGCGGCGGAGGTACCTCAGGCACCGTAACTATTACGAACTCAATGGCTACAGAAATCGCAGCTAAAGGCGATCTAATTGTAGGTACAGGATCTCAGACTTTCGATAACCTTACAGTAGGCACAAACGGCCACACACTTGTAGCGGATAGCGCCACGGCTACTGGACTCAAGTGGGCTGCGCCTGGTGCAAGTGGGTTAACATTTATTACTCGCAACTCATTTTCTGGTGTTGCCAGCGTTGCCATAGATAGCATCTTTAGCAGCACTTATTATTCTTATTTGGTTGTAATTGAAAGCATTTATGCAGCAACAGCTACAGATGATTTACATTTGCAAATGCGTTATGGATCAACAACGCAAACATCAAATTACCAAGGTGCAGCTATTGCGGTGGGAATTAGTGCAGTTACTTTAACAAGCCCACAAACGGGGACTACAAGCGAATTTACTTTGTCGACATACACAGGCAATTCAACTTATCCATCTTCGTTTGCATTGTATTTTAATCGCGTTGGGCAAAGTTCACAAAACCCAAGATTTTATGGCAACGGCGCACAAGCAGATGCAGGTTTGTCACATTGGATTGGCGGCTGGACAACAATTAGCCAAACTTACACAGGCATTTTGTTAAAATCATCATCATCTAACATCACAGGAGTTGTTTCTGTTTATGGATTGGCGGCAGCATAATGACTAAGGAAATCGTAATCATTGACGGCACAACAGGCGAGCAGGTTCAGCGACCTATGACTACCGAAGAATTGGCAGAGTACGAGTATCGTTGGCGTGATCCAAAAGAAGTCGAAGCTGAAAATGCTAAAGCTGCTGAAAAAGCTGCGCTTTTGGCAAAATTAGGCATTACTGAGGATGAGGCGCGCCTCTTACTTTCATAATGGAGACTAGCTATAACGGCTACCCGGCATCAAAAGATCCGGCCGAGATTAAAATAAAGTCCTACCCTGTAAAGGGTACGGATCGTAAGCTAAGGTGTGCCGAGAGTGTTGGGCCTCTCTTGGCCGCCTTTGCTGCGGAGTTTCACGAGCTAATAGAGCCGATCGATGAGGGCACGTTTGACGATTGGGCATACGCCTACCGCATGGTGCGAGGCAACCCTACAAAATTATCGTGCCACTCATCCGGGACGGCTATCGATCTAAACGCTACTAAGCATCCACTAGGAAAATACGACACTTTCCCGGCTGAAAAAATACCGATGATCCGGGCGCTCGCTAAAAAGTACGGTCTTAAGTGGGGCGGCGACTTTAAGAGTAGGCCGGACGATATGCATTTTGAGGTAGAGGTATCGGCTACTAAGGCTAAACAACTAATAGAAAAGTTAGGATTAAAAAATGAATAGAAAACAATTAGAAGCGGCAGCTAAATCATATGCACGAGCAGCGCTCGCATCTGTAGCAGCTTTGTATATGTCCGGTATTACTGATCCAAAAGTATTAGCTAATGCCTTTATCGCCGGCCTCGTCGGTCCGCTACTTAAAGCGGTACAACCAAGCGAGAAGCAATACGGCATAGGCTCTAAATGATCCGGGCCCTGATAGGGGCGATAGTGGGGACTATCCTCCTATCGGGGTGCGGTTACGATGGGTGGGT